ATGGCACTGAATATTCCATTCAGAAATGCGTACTATCGTTTTGCATCCAGTTACTCATTTCTCTTTTTTATTTCCTGGTCGCTGTGGTGGTCGTTATACGCTATTTGGCTGAAAGGACATCTAGGGTTGACAGGGACGGAATTAGGTACACTTTATTCGGTCAACCAGTTTACCAGCATTCTATTTATGATGTTCTACGGCATCGTTCAGGATAAACTCGGTCTGAAGAAACCGCTCATCTGGTGTATGAGTTTCATCCTGGTCTTGACCGGACCGTTTATGATTTACGTTTATGAACCGTTACTGCAAAGCAATTTTTCTGTAGGTCTAATTCTGGGGGCGCTATTTTTTGGCTTGGGGTATCTGGCGGGATGCGGTTTGCTTGATAGCTTCACCGAAAAAATGGCGCGAAATTTTCATTTCGAATATGGAACAGCGCGCGCCTGGGGATCTTTTGGCTATGCTATTGGCGCGTTCTTTGCCGGCATATTTTTTAGTATCAGTCCCCATATCAACTTCTGGTTGGTCTCGCTATTTGGCGCTGTATTTATGATGATCAACATGCGTTTTAAAGATAAGGATCACCAGTGCGTAGCGGCAGATGCGGGAGGGGTAAAAAAAGAGGATTTTATCGCAGTTTTCAAGGATCGAAACTTCTGGGTTTTCGTCATATTTATTGTGGGGACGTGGTCTTTCTATAACATTTTTGATCAACAACTTTTTCCTGTCTTTTATGCAGGTTTATTCGAATCACACGATGTAGGAACGCGCCTGTATGGTTATCTCAACTCATTCCAGGTGGTACTCGAAGCGCTGTGCATGGCGATTATTCCTTTCTTTGTGAATCGGGTAGGGCCAAAAAATGCATTACTTATCGGAGTTGTGATTATGGCGTTGCGTATCCTTTCCTGCGCGCTGTTCGTTAACCCCTGGATTATTTCATTAGTGAAGTTGTTACATGCCATTGAGGTTCCACTTTGTGTCATATCCGTCTTCAAATACAGCGTGGCAAACTTTGATAAGCGCTTGTCGTCGACGATCTTTCTGATTGGTTTTCAAATTGCCAGTTCGCTTGGGATTGTGCTGCTTTCAACGCCGACTGGGATACTCTTTGACCACGCAGGCTACCAGACAGTTTTCTTCGCAATTTCGGGTATTGTCTGCCTGATGTTGCTATTTGGCATTTTCTTCTTGAGTAAAAAACGCGAGCAAATAGTTATGGAAACGCCTGTACCTTCAGCAATATAGACGTAAACTTTTTCCGGTTGTTGTCGATAGCTCTATATCCCTCAACCGGAAAATAATAATAGTAAAATGCTTAGCCCTGCTAATAATCGCCTAATCCAAACGCCTCATTCATGTTCTGGTACAGTCGCTCAAATGTACTTCAGATGCGCGGTTCGCTGATTTCCAGGACATTGTCGTCATTCAGTGACCTGTCCCGTGTATCACGGTCCTGCGAATTCATCAAGGAATGCATTGCGGAGTGAAGTATCGAGTCACGCCATATTTCGCTATCAGGATTCTGTGTGATGGTTACATCGCCCGGCTCAGGGCTGTTTAGTCATCAGCGCTTTCTGACAGTGCTGAGATTTCAACCTGTTGCAGTAAAAATGAGTAGATATAAGGCAAGTGTGCTGCCAAACCCATCTTTTACGGGGTGAAGGTAGATTTCGTTTGAAGGGTATCTGGTGTCCCCTGCAGACATCTACTTGAGGCAGCAGGGGATTGATTGGAATGGTATTTTTTAGATGTGAGAAATATTTTACCCGCTATTTTACCCATTGGCGCGGCTTAATAGCTTATTTTTGAATTCACAATGGTCACGATATAACCATCTTGCTCGCCCGTGGATAACTTTGGCTTTTGGCAGGTCGCCGGACTTAATCCGGTCATAGATGAAGGTCTTACCGAAGCCAGTATCAGCCATGATGAATTTCAAATCAACCAGTGAATCAGGTTGTAGTTCGTGTTGCATGAGTGCTATCTCCGAATAGGGAATCGAACCTGCAAATCAGGCAATAAAAAACCGCCATCAGGCGGCTTGGTGTTCTTTCAGTTCTTCAATTCGAATATTGGTTACGTCTGCATGCGCTATCTGCGCCCATATCATCCAGTGGTCATAGCAGTCGTTGATGTTCTCCGCTTCGATAACTCTGTTGAATGGTTCTCCATTCCATTCACCTGTGACTCGGAAGTGCATTTATCATCTCCATAAAACAAAACTCGCCGTAGCGAGTTCAGATAAAAGAAATCCATCAATTGGTTAGGGTTTTTGTAATTCTACGAATTATGTTGTTTTTTAGCTTCAGCTTTCCATTCATCAAAGGCAGTGTCTTTGTTCATGGTGCTGATATTGATCTTACGGTCAATATCATATACACGCCACTCACCGTTAGGCCTCTCTTCGCATCTAACTAAGTATGAATTGCCATTAATATCTATGCGTCTGTCTATTTGCATGAACATTTTCAATTTTCGAATCCTCTTTAATATGCATTTTTTTGCTATTTCAGTAGTTTACTATTGATGAGGCGTTATTATACACACTTCATTAATGCAAGCATCTTTATGCTATGCTACTAATTTAGCAATTGATATTCACCTTTATCGCGTATACCTTTACCGGTTTATCACCGAAGTGGGGGGGTGTGATTGTTTTCACTTCATATCCTCCATACGGAACATCAATTCTGCGACTGGAGTCGTCGCGCTTCGGATATCCCTTTGTGATAATCAGGCGGTCATACTCCCTGAACATAATTCGCTTATTCCAATAGTCATTACACAGGCGATACTCTTCCGTTTTCTCTCCGCGAATCATGGCATCGAAGTATTCACCTTTGACGGCAAGTTGCAGGTTAGCCACGGTTAACCTCCTGAGGCGGTTCTGGTAGCGGCATCCAGTGTGACGGTTTCCACGACGCCCCAGGAATTATCCACCCATCATTAGCGTCAGGATGCCCCGGGATGTAAGTCGCCCATTTCATTCGCCAGTCACCTTTCCTATCAAACTCCTTGGCAACAAGAACGGCTGTTTTGGTATCCGGCATTCGCTCACTACAGCTTATCCAACCATCCGGAGTTACCGGAGTTGGTCCATCGAATTCGGGCATGTCAGGACCTTTTCTGATAGCTTTAGCCAGCTCCAGCGGGTCATCGTAAAGCCAGTCGCCAGTTTGTGGGTGATTTGCTTCTGCAAGCTGCGCAGCCCATTCAAGACCATCTTTTTGACCTTGGAGATAATCAAGCGGCAACTCTTCATGATTACTTGCAGGTTCGGCACTATGAAGCATGGCAGCGCGGCAGGCGTTCCATATTTCGGCAGCAATATCGCGCTCGCTATCGGTTAATTTGTACGTTGAAACATAGCCAGAGAGCATTTCTACGTTTTCCGGAGTTGCTTCTTCCGGCACTACCGGCGCTGGCGGGGCGATGCGTCCAAGCAACTTATTTACCTCTTTCGCCATCGCGTCATATTTATCTAAATGGCGATTAGCTTCTAAGCAGACTCGGCGCATCTGATCTGAGTTAACTCGTTTAACTGGATCTGCTTCCAGCGATGCCAGCGCAATCCGTGCCAGTTCCATTTGTTCACCACGGGTAAGCCCGTTTTCAAGCGGATTTTTAATGAACAATTCAATACGTTCTTTGGTAATAGTGGTCATGTGTTACTCCTTAACCCGCAGTGCTTTCAACTGATGAGGGGAACAAAATCTTTTCATCAAACCCTGCATTCATATCATGAACAGCAACACACCAATCCATCGACGAACGATTATCAAGAGCCTCCATGATTTCATCCATGCGGCGTAGGTCATACAGGTAAATGCTTTTATCGCCAATGGTGTAAAAGCCAATTTTTTTCGGTGATGGACAGCGATCAAGAACTTCCTGTAATTCGTTCAACCATGCCCGTTCTTTTTTTGTCAAAGTTGCCATATCAGTTTTCCTTATACGGATTAATTTTATTGTGCAGTGTGTTGAATGACGCCCATACCACGTCGTTATACAATTCAATAACTGGCTCAATTATTATTCCGATTATCCAGACTAGGATTAACGGGGATATCGGTATCATCAACACGATAAACAGAATGAGAAACAGAAATTCTGTTGTTCTACTCTTTCGCGGATATTTTTTCTAAATAATGTGACCATTCATTACCGCCCTTTCGGGCGGCCTCCTGACATTAATCGTTGTAATAACTCATAGCTTCATTTGCAGCATCAACTGGATCAACCTCCCTCCAGCAATAATTTGGGTCGGCTCCTTCAGGCGTCCACGGTTCTAATTCATTTTTTGCCGCATTCTCATCGCCAGTAATTTTAAAAATCTGCTCAGAGAATTTTCTTGCCCACTCGTTATATTTTTCCGCATTAATGGCTTTCTGTGTATTTAACATAAATATACCTCCAGTTAAGGATTAGATTTTATTTACAGCGCTAAATTTATTTATTCAGTTCTGGATTTTGTCACCCTGCGTATCCGCGCTTTCGCGTTACGCTCAATCTGAATTAACTTTTCTATATTTTTCCGCCTTTCCTGTTCCTCCTGGCGCAATAGCTTTACATCATCTGCCAGCCTGGTTTCTCTTTTCGCCACAGAGAGCATCCAGTCAAATGGCTCCACAACTGCACCGCAGATTTTACAGCGGACCTGACGCTCTTTTTCGTCAACCCGGACAGAGGCGTGATGACAATATGGTCTTTCCGATGGCTCATAAAGAAAATTAACCTGATTACGAGGGTCATCCTCTTTTACCGGAAATAAAACGATATTGCTTAACTCATCCTCTGGTTTTATTTCCATGCTCCTCTCCTTTGATGCGAATGCCAGCGGTAATTGAAGCCTGATAGCTAATTTCACTCACAGTACCGTCTCCTGAAAATTACCCTGATAGAAAGCCAGTACACGCTGCATAGCTTCACTCTTCCGGCACTCGCGACAGATTATGTTTAGGCGCCTGTCGTAGCGGCGTATTTCGCCGTCTGGTAATAGCCAGATAAGGTCCGGATCAACCACAGATGGTTTCTTCAGCTTTGCCCTTGAGAGTTTTTTGCGGGCGTTTTGCCAGTCCTTGCGCGCCTGCTCAGACGGGAATACTCCGTAACCGGAATTGTAAACATCACCACTGGCGGCCAGCTCCATGCATAAACGACCGACAGACGCATGACTGACACCAATTTCATCCGATAACTGCCGAATCGTGCCTCGTCCGTTAAGGCGTACGAATTCCACGATCAGCCCCTTAATTTTTTCCCGCTCTTCTGGTGTAAATGCTCTTGTCATAAGCACCTCCGGAGATCACTTTGTTGTCGGTGAATGAACCGGAATATCAGCAATCGAACTGAAAATATCCCGGTGTTTATTCAGCTCCCGCAGCGCGGCGCAGACACGCTCCCACTTCTGAACCTGACCTTTTGCCCGGCGCAGCTCGCGGTTAGCCACATGCAGCGATGGTAAAATCAGACCATCCGGATGTTTTCTGGTGAACAACGGCTGTGACTGCACTGTGACCGCCACACTTTCAGTTTTTATTTCTTCCTGTGTTGCGGCTTCCCGGACTGGTAACGCAGCACCTGCTGGCTGAGGAAAGGCCTTACCATCATTTTCCGTTACCAGCGCGGCTTTCGGCTCTGCTGGTAAATTATCGCCCGGCATGCAGTAACGAAATCTACCGTTCTGATTAACGCGTGCCAGCCGCCCCGTTGCGGTTACCACCGCCAGCGTGGAAGCAACCTTGCGAGTACTGACACCGAACTTCCCCGCCAGTTCCTCACACGTTTTAGCACCATCCTGACCGATAAACTCAACCATCATGTCTGCGGTAACTTTTGGAGCGACCTCTTCGGTTACCACATCCGGCGCTTCAGGTTGTAGTGCCTGCCCTTCGGCTACCCCGGCTTCACCTTCGACAGCCAGAAACCAGGTGTGACCCGTTTTATCAACAACGCCATTTTTTTTGAGTTCCCACAGTTCGTTAAGAACTTCTTCACGGCTGATATCAAGCCGCGCCGCCAGTTCAACAGAATTGGCTTTTCCCATCGCTTTCAGTGCATGCAATACAGTTTCCATCGAAAATTTACCTCGTCAAAAATTCTCACATACCCTGACGTCCAACGTTTGACCGCCAGCTCTCCCAGTTAAAATTCACCCAACGACCACCATTCATGGTCATACGGTCCATCACCCGATCTCCGAGGAGTGTGCTCATCGCTGCGTGATTCAGGTTCGTCAGCATTCCGACACTACGCATCGAAGCCGTTCTGCGGTCGACTATCTGGTTCAGCGTGACCTGCTCGTTGCGCGTATCCCGCTGCATGCCAATTTCATCAAGGACCAGAAGGTCAACTCCACAAAGCTCCTGTAAAAATTTTTCCCCGGACTGGCCGTTGTCGTAGCCGTCATGCAACACGCTCATGACATCGGACACGGTGACGATAATCACGCTTCTCCCCTTCGCCATCAGCCGATTGCCAATCGCTGCTGCCAGGTGATTTTTACCGGTACCAGGTTTACCGCTGAACACGAAGTTTGTACATCCGGTCATCAATTCATCGGCAATGGATTTCGCCTGGCTCAGAGCATGGCGCTGACCGTCGTTCTGCACCCGGTAGTTCCCGAATGAGCACTTCCTGTGAAGCGGCTGGATGCCCGCACGGTTCAGGATTTTTTCAACCCGCACCTGATGATTCAGGCGGTTAATCTCCTCGCTGCGTTTTCGTCCTTCAGCAAGTTGCCATTCCCGCCACTCCTCCACCGTCCGGTACGGTGGAACCGCCCCCTGTGGTGCAAGTCTGCGAATACGTTCAAGAACCCCAACTACCGCAATGTTTTTCATGACACGTCACCCCCTGAATCCCGGCGGTATTTCAGTGTCCGGTTCAGAAATGTGATTCACGCAACGCTGCGCGGGCGAACGCCCCAGGCGGATAACCAGTTCATCCCATTTTTCCCGGAGTTTTGCCGGACTCATGATGTTTTTTACCCAGAACGAATCCCGCTGGAGACGCCCAAACATTTCACAAATTTGTCTGTGAGTTCTGCCATCCAGCATCCGCATTGTGCGAACGTCATTGGCCCATGCTGTCCAGTTGGGTTCTTTCGGTCTAGTGATCTCGCCATCATCGCTGGCCGCCTGCTCGTAAAGACTCACGATTCGTCCCCAGATCCACTGTGCGCACACCAAATCTTCCTGACTTCCCCACTGGCGTTTTTTCGCACTGAACACAACCGCGTCAGGGTGTCGGGTTAAAAAATCCTGTTCAGCCGTCTGCGGGTCCGGTTGCGAAGCGTCCGGACAAGAAGATCTTTTATCTGACGGATCAGGTTTTAATACTGACGGATCGGGGTCAATCATCGCCCCCCTAATCGGCAGTTTTTTATCAACAGTTGATCCATCAAAATTTGACGGGTCAACCGTTGAGGGGTCAATATTTGACGGGTCAACTGTTAACGGGTCATTTTTTGCCGGGCTAATTTTTCTTTTCGGTTTATATGACTCACGCGCCGCCGCCGCAGCTGCTTCGAGTTTTTCCACATTAAGCCGATAGATATTGCTTACATTACGCCCACCGACCTTACGCTCTTCCTTCGTCAGCCAGCCCTCTTTCGCCAGTTCTGCAATAGCCGATTTCACTGTGGATTCACTTCTTGCACCGATCTGACGCCGGATAGTTTCAATGGCAGGCCATGACACGCCCTCGTCATTGCTGTAGTCTGCAAGACGGGCCATAACCGCCACCCTGGATAAGATCATGCCGGTGAAGGCGCACCCTTCCCAGACAAGACCATGAAGCTTGCTGCTCATAAAACCCCCGAACACCGTGCTTTTAGTGCATCACCACAGCATTCCCTGCCGGGCCGCCGCGATTCATCTGGTCATACAAAACAACCGCTGACGCAACAAAATCATCGACATCCTTCCCCAGCCGATCCCTCCGTTCGACGATCTCACGGTAATATTCAGAACTGTGGCTGCGCATACGGGCCACCAGCAAAGGCGGCATCGCCTTTTCGATCGCCGGTAACAGAGCCTGCATTTTTTCAACAGCATCAGGGGTGTCTTTATCCAGCCAACGGAAAATTTTCTGGGTATTACGGGCCAGGGCTTCCGGATGGCTGTCGTCATACAGTTCCGGGAACGTCATTCCCAGCTCGAAATACGCTTTGGTAATTTTCGCAGCCGGTACTTTTTCGCCGTCCGGATGCGCCCAAACATTCATCGCCATGCGGATGTGTTCATGCTTGATTTTCATGAATCATTCTTTCCTTCGTTCGAGGTGCTATCCTGCTTCTTGTAAAGTTCTGGGTTGTATTTCAATTCACCGTTAGTAATTTCATCCAGTTCCATTGCGCGAAGTTTGGGAATAACTGCTTTCCACCGCACAACAGCCACATGTGAAATTCCAAGAGCCTCAGCTACTAGTCGCTTTTTTTTGAAATAGCGCAGAACATCATCTTTGAACATAAAACTCTCCTGTTATTTCGAGCAGAAGGGTAACAATAGTTACATAACAATGTCAACCATAGCAACATCACTTGGTAGTAACATTGGTTACATGAAAAACACTATCAGCGAACGAATTCGGAATCGTCGAAAAGACGTTGGATTAACCCAACAGCAGGTTGCGAAAGCAATCGGCATATCTCGTGTATCCGTAACAAAATGGGAAAATGGCTCTTCAAAACCTGACGGTGAGAATTTGTATCTACTGTCAAAATTGCTTTCCAAATCTCCTGAATGGATTCTTTATGGAAAGGACGGTCACGATAAAACCGATGATCTGCGTCTGAATCAGTACCCTTACATTAGTGACAACATCGCCCGGTTGCCCGTTTTAACGTGGGAACAGGCTGGTTATTGGGATATGAGTTGTCCAGTAACCAAGATTCCTGGTATTAAGAACTGGGTTGATGTCATGACAAAAACCGCTGAAAACTCTTTTTTATTGCATGTTGAGGGAGATGCGATGACAAACTCTAACGGCCTCCCAACCATCCCCGACGGATCTACCGTGCTGATCACACCATGCTCAAGTAACATTAGAGAACTGGTGGGAAAAATAATCTTAATCCAATTGGAAGGAACGCCAAACGTAACACTAAAAAAAGTTGCGATTGACGGACCAAACATCTATCTGTTGTCACTGAATCCGCTTTACAAACCCATCGAACTGAATGGTGGTTACACCATTAAAGGTAAAGTTTCACAAATACATCAATACTTAGACTGAGTCAGAACCCGCATTCATTGCGGGTTTTTTATGCCCTCAAATGTACCTTTTGCAACATTGCATTGACTCGAAAGGTAACTCTTGTTACCTTAACAACATACCAACCCACCCCGCCCCACAGAACGCAGGGAAATACTTCGAGTTACCCGGCAGTGGTCAGGGGTTAAGTAGCCAGCCCGAGGCGTAAGAACATGACGGCAGGGTTCAACTTTAATAACTATGCAGCAGGTTTTTGTTCCGCTACCCCGGCGTTAAGGGGAAATGAGGTCAGCATGGATACTATCGATCTTGGCAACAGCGAATCTCTGGTATGTGGCGTGTTCCCCAACCAGGACGGTACGTTCACCGCGATGACGTATACCAGAAGCAAAACGTTTAAAACCGAAAATGGTGCCCGTCGCTGGCTGGAAAGAAACTCAGGTGAGTGATATGGATTTCAACACAATCATGGAAAAGGCTTACGAAGAATACTTCGAAGGCCTTGCCGAAGGCGAAGAAGCCCTCAGCTTCAGTGAGTTTAAACAGGCGCTTTCCAGTTCGGCAAAATCTAACGGCTGATAAGCGAAACAGCACCGCGAGGAATCAGTATGCAGAAACGAGAACCCGTCATCATCGCGCCAGACTATACCGATGATGAACTTTATGAGTGGATGCACCAGAAAATTAAGGCTGCGCAGGACCTGAAATGGGCCAATGAAGCCAGGGCTAAGCAGGCTGAAAATCTGTCCGCTCTGGAGCAGGATATCACCAGGCTGGAAAAAGCAGCGGCATTAAGCATTGCCAGAATGATTACATACCCGCGTTAATAGCTAACCAACGAGGCTAATAATGGAATTTAAAGATTTACCAATGCCATTCCAGGAAATGGCAGCGAATGTGGTTCGCTCTCAACTGGCGACTCTTGACCAGAGTACCGTAGAAAAAGAAACCATCGACAATATATCTGGTAACGTACGCCGAGCCTTTATCGGGCTGTACGAAGAGAAGCAGCTCTCTGATAACCAGGATTTACATGAAAAATACTTTCTGGAATTAATGGACATCATTAATAAAGGATTTGGCTTGTTAATGAAAAAGAAAGGGATTCGAATAGCTCCCCTTGAAAATCATTTTACAGCAAGCAGTATTAATTCCTGTGATTTAAAGCATCACACATCCGATGGGAAAGTTGAATCAAACAACAAAATATCAATTAATCATTAATTTATTCACAGGTGAGGTAGAGTGCGTGCGCCGGACACGGATAAGAATCCGGCACTGACAGTTTACTGAAAAGGATATATCCCTGAAAAGTCAGGGCATAACACGAAAGCGCCCGGAGAAGTTAGTCTCTCTGTATAGGTCGTCGTTAAATTTAATTCGATCGTGCGCTTCCGGTTGTGGCAATCCGCGAAATGGCGCGGCGGTAAGTATGGCGGGGTTATTCCTTCCCCCGTTGAGGACACCGGGTTGTCAGGTTGACCATACGCTTAAGTGACAACTCCGCTGCAACGCCCTCTGTTATCAATTTTCTGGTGACTTTTGGCGGTATCAGTTTTACTCCGTGACTGCTCTGCCGCCCTTTTTAAAGTGAATTTTGTGATGTGGTGAATGCGGCTGAGCGCACGCGGAACAGTTAAAACCAAAAACAGTGTTATGGGTGGATTCTCTTTATCCGGCGTTAATTGTTAACTGGTTAACGTCACCTGGAGGCACCAGGCACTGCATCACAAAATTCATTGTTGAGGACGCGATA